TCTAAAAAGATTTTATGTTATAGAAGAAGTCAGCAGAGCCGCAGAAGGATTCTCAGTAACTTGGTATCCACATTTATATCGTGCCAAGTGCAAGCCGCTAGTAGACAGTCAAGAATACAAACAAATTCTTGATGGTATTGCCAACAGCGACGCAGACAAAGGTACATATAATTCTGCAATCACATACTATCCTGGAGACATTGTCACAGGACCAGACGGTAAGAAATACGAAGTTATACAAGAAGTAACTGGAATAGCTCCGCCTAACACCACTTACTATCAATTGGCCGATAGTCTACGAGATATCATATCTACGTACAATCGAGAGATGCAGATCACTCAGGCAGTTTTGAATCAAGCCGAAGCTGATGCTCCTAAGAGCGGATATGATACTTCTAAGTTCTATACGCTGCAGAGAGACAGCGAAACCGGTCGAGCAGAGCTAGTCACTGTGGATAACAATATAGTGGCCGAATATAGTGTTGATCGTCAAACACAGGCCACCGATGTTGATGGAAATTTATTGTTTGACGAGAATGGTGATCCTGTTTATGTTGGAATTAATGCTGCAACTATGTTGCAGACTGCAGATGGTAATGGATATGATGGGTATCTCACCGAAGACGGTATACCTCCAAATGGTGCTCCATTTACTGCAGGCATTGCGTTTCCAATTAATCCGGTAGAAGGACAGTTTGCTCTGCGCAAAGATTATCTACCACACAGACTGTTTAGATTCAACGGCAGTCGTTGGGTTAAGTTTGAGGACAATGTGCGTATGACTATGAATAATCTAGGCAGTGAAAATGTTGGGCAGGGAGATTTGTTTGAAGGTAAAGAAATTCGTCAGACACAAAAGACAACCTTTATCAATAATACTGCAACCGCTCAAATTGACGGACACGAAACAAAAGAAAAACAAAGCCTATCAAAGGCACTTAGACCACAGGCGGATGAATAATGGATTGGTTTTATGATGGACAAATAAGAAGATATGTTACACAGTTTATGCGTGTGTTCATAGGTTTTCAGTATAAAGCCGGAGACGGAACACTATCTACTGTTCCTGTACTATACGGCGATATGACTAGACAAGTAGCTTCTATCATCAAAGAAAACTCAGAAAATAAAATGCCGTCAGTGCCAAGAATAGCCTGCTATATCTCTGGATTGGAAATGGCCGCTGATCGATTATCTGATCCAACATTTGTCAGCAAAATTCATATTAGAGAACGTAGATATACTGATGCCGGTGGTACTAGAGAATATCAAAATGTTCAAGGTGGCAACTATACCGTCGAACGTCTGATGCCAACTCCTTACAAATTAACCATGAAAGCAGATCTATGGACATCAAATACTGATCAAAAACTACAATTGTTTGAACAGATTGCAGTTTTGTTTACACCTAGTCTTGAATTACAAACTACAGACAATTATATAGATTGGACCAGTCTCAGCACTATGTATCTAACTTCTACTAATTTTACCAGCAGAAGTATACCTGCTGGCGCAGAAAGTGAGATTGACATCTGCACAATGGAGTTTGAAATGCCTGTATGGATTTCGCCGCCGGCTAAAGTTAAAAAATTAGGCATTGTGCAGTCAGTAATTTCAAATGTGTTTACAGAAAGTGGAGACATAGTAGGCTTAGATGATCTTGTGTTTAATAGAGCTACTGGAAATTTTAGTACAACTACAAATAATTACAGAGTGTTACTGTTTAAATCTAATACAGGCAATTTGTCAGACCACCAATACGACCTCACACTGGTAAATCCTGTACATGCTATATTAGCATCCGGCCTAGACCAAAAAGAATATGCTAACGGCGAACCAGTTGAATGGCAGGCACTACTAGAATTGCAAGGCGGATACACTCCCGGCAGTGAAATATGGTTTAAAAAAGCTGACGGCACAGAGATTCTCGGCACGTTTGTGGTTAATCCGTTAGATGGCACTGTATTAACGGTGACCTTAGATGCCGACACCTATCCGGGAAACGACGATATCACAGGCTTCACAGAAACTAGAGGAACGGTAGATGCCATCATTGATCCTTACAAGTATAACCCTTTAGAAGTCTACGGCAGTCATGCTGGCATTCCTATAGGACTAAGATTTTTAATGTTAGATGACGTAAACAACAGCAAAAATCGTGATGGCTTTATAGAATATCCTAGCAATCCTGCAGATAGCACCAGCGTTCCTTATAGAGGACCGCAGGCATGGCGAGATCCTAGTAACAACGACAGCTCTTGGGTTAATCAAGATGGCACTGATCCTATTATCAAAGCTAACTCTATTATCGAGTGGACTGGCGGTACATGGGCTACTATTTGGGATCCTGCAGAAGCCGATGCTAATATAGTAATCCAAAATATCCGTACAGGTATCAAATACAAATGGAACGGCGAACAGTGGCTCAAGGCCTTTGAAGGCGAGTACGGGCCAGGAGATTGGAACTTCAAACTCGTTTAAGCTAAGTATGTGCATGCAACAGCGTGCCGGATTATTATTCTTAGCCAAAACCACAGGACGTATATTACTAATCTTAGAAGATTCTAAGTGGACTGTACCTACCTTTGCTAGATCTGGTCCTTTGTTAGAAGATGCTGAAATACTGCTAGACAGATATTGTCGAGGAAGGATTTTACCTATTGAACTTTATCTATCAGAGGATCGTGGATTTGAGTATGGTACCTATGTATGCCTAGTTGATAATGAATTTTTAACCACTGCAGCAGCTACAATATGCTGGGCCGAACTAAATCATTTGCCCAAACAATTACACACAGGATTAAAAATCACATTAAATAACGCTGTTATTAGAACTAAAATTGAAACGGTCATGGAGTTAGAGAGGCTAGCGAAGTAGACTTTATGTTAAATGTTATTGTAATAGTTACTGCTCTATAAACTTATTAAAATTTTAGTTACTAAAACAAAGTTAAATATATTTGCTTTATTTTTTGGAGTAAACAATGGAGTTAATTAAATCTACTAGATTTTTGGAAGAGTACAATTCCTGGAATGATAAAATTTCGGCTATTAATGATACGATAAAAAAACAAGAAATGCAAATATTGCTAAAACAATTAGTCAACGAGGTCAAAAAAATTGATCAACTCCAAATGAACCTCAGTCAAGGGATAATTGCCGATTCTCATGCTGACTCGAGAGGAAATATTATCGAGTTGCGAAAGAAAATTAATTCGAAACTAACAGAATTACAAGCAGCGGGGTTTATAGACTGACAATACCCTTGACAGTTATTGCACCGACCATCACTGGATGAACAGAACATTGATATCTGTAGCCGCCGGAAATACTTGCTGGTACTTTCCAATATAGTGTACCAAACACTTGACCTTGTGCTGCTGCTCCGGTAGTGACTACTCCAGAAGTGCTGACATGTACTAGTCCAGTGCTATAATTTGTACCGGTGCCGTCCTGTATCAAAAATGGATGGCCTGGAACATTCAAATTAAAAGCAATGGTCATTCCGGCTATGGCATATATAGTGGGATTTTCTCCGGAATATTGATCGAAGAGATAGGAAAAACTGCCGTTATTGGTCACTATTAATCTAGTGATGGCTTGTAGATATATTTCATCTATAGTTAAAGAAGCGGATACTGCTTCAGTTAACGCACTAAACGTGCTAACACCGCCGCTGGCAGCAGCAATGGTAATTGTATCGCTTAGAGGACTGGTGGTTATTGTTATATTAGCACCTGCTACTAATGTCAATGTGTCGTTGGTAGTGTCGGCTTCTATTTGAGCTTGTCCTGCTACGTCTATAATGCTGAAACTATTTACTGATCCACCAGTCGTAGCCCATGTATTATCACCTCTCAAGAACGTAGTAGCGTCTCTAGTGCCGGATGCGCCTAGTCTCAAAACTGGAACAGTGCCGCTGCCTAAGTTCGAAGCATTCAGTGCTGTGAGATTTACTCCACTAGCTGTAGGTAATGTAGCTGGAAAACGTGCATCTGGAACGGTACCAGAAGTTAATTCAGTGGCGTTAAGTGCTGTGAGATTAGCACCGCTTGCCGCTGGTAATGTTGCTGGGAACCGTGAATCTGGTATAGTACCGCTGCCTAAGTTTGAAGCATTCAGTGCTGTGAGATTAGCACCGCTTGCCGCTGGTAATGTTGCTGGGAATCTTGCATCTGGTACTGTGCCAGAAGTTAATTGAGTAGCGTTTAATGCAGTAAGCGCCGCACCGCCACCACTAAAATTTGTAGCCGTAAGTAGTCCAGCATCTGATATAGTTGCAGAACTGTTCTGTATAATAGTTCCTGTTACACCATCATATCGTATGATAGCGTTATCAACATAGCCGCCCCCGGCACTAATAACATCACCAGTTCCTGCACCAGTAGCACCGGCAGGTCCCGCTGGACCCTGAGGTCCTGGTATTCCTACAGCAGAAGTACTTTGCCTAGATCCATCAGGAAACACAATGTCTGTTCCTACTGTGATATCGCTTTCAAAGACCACACTAGGAGTAAATGTAATTGCAGAACTATCTATGCTGTCTATGATGTTGGCCACAAAAGTTATGTTACCTGTGCTGGCTGTGCCTGTGATAGTAATGGTGTCTGTACTAGCATCGGTAGTTAGAGTAATACCAGACCCAGCGACAAGCGTAAGAGTGTCTGTGGCGGAATCTGCCACCACCGAACTTTGTCCTGCCACTGCCACGGTGTTGAAGGTATTTTGGCTGGTACCCGTATTGGTGATTGTTATGGTGTCTGTACCAGCATTAGTAGTAATTGAAATGCCAGTGCCTGCCGTCAATGTCAGCGTATCCGTGGTAGAATCTGCTGCAACGTTGGATTGACCTGCTACAGCAATAGTAGTGAAACTGTTTGATGCTACCGCGGTAGCAGCTATGGTAGTAACATCGGTAATAGGATCAGTAGTAATAGTTATATTTGATCCTGCCACTAGTGTCAGTTGTCCACCTTGTCCTGCACCGTCTTGATATAGTATAGTTGGATTGGCAGGATCGCCTGAATAGTTTGCAGGAAGATCTGCAGTTGCCGGCACCCAATAAGGATTTGTGCTAAGGGCATATTCTGTAATGTTTGATCCAGTTTGTTGAATCCACACGGTATATGTAGTATTTGCTGTTAATGTCACAGCTTGTGGTTTTAATGGGTTCCCGGCTAATATGTTACTTCCAACGGCAAGCGACGGGTCCCATGGACCAAGATGCCCGTAGGTTAACATTTGATTGACATTTTCACCAGCAGTCCATGCATCACCTTCTTGGATAGCAAAGAAGGCTTTTAGGTCAACACCTATGTATTTTGTTAGGTACAATGCTGTGATGTCATTGGTACCCACTGTAAACGTTACATAGTCTTTATCGCCCGAAGGCAAATTGCTGTTTACAACAGTATTATGTATATGAATGTTTGGACCAAACAATCCAGATGTGCTTGCTAAACTAACAAATGCTGTTTTTGATACATTGGATAAATCGTCAATGGCCAATGCGGTGCCGCCCTGAGTGGTCCCATCAAAATACCTAATAGTATTGTCTGTGCGGTCATAAAAAATTTCACCGCTGCTACCAATTTTTCTATCTAAAAATCCAGTATCTGCAGGTAGTAGTCTAAGGTTTTTTACAGAAAGAGCGTTTGTTGTCATAGTTTTTTCATTCGGATATTGTATTTATCCGATGCAAACTCTATTTATTAACATCCATAACCAATATATTTCGGCGATTTAAGCTAGGACGTGTGCCGTGTACCAACCAAGAGGGCAAAGCTATCCAGTCTCCAGGATTTAATATTTCGATTTTAGAAATACTTTCGCCGTGTGCGGTGGCTAATTGTCGCGGATCAAATAAAATCAATTCGCCCTGTCCTGATAAATTTATAATAATTGTGTATAAATTGTTTCCGGGTTGATGAAAATGAGCATCTTGAAACCCCCCAACTTCGTAATCAACGGTCCACATGCTTTTTATGGTGTTATAGGCAATTTCTGCTTTAATTTTGCTGATACTGGGCATCAGAGATTCTAGCCACGCTGGCGCAGATTCACCTGTGCTGAAAGCATATTGCCATCCGTTAACAGTGGTGCTTGCCGACACACCCACGGGATCTAGTGTTTTTTCAAATGTAGCCCACTGTGCGTAACTATCAGTTATATTCGAAGGCAACGATATCTGTCCTTTAAACACTTCAGTTATAAACATGTTGTATTTCATTTTGTTTGTAGTATCTTTTTTAGAAACACTTTTATAATATCAGTTCGCATATGAAACTTGTGATATATTTTCGATATCAATGAACGGTTCATAAAGAAAGTGCAGTTATTAAGATATCTTCTCTTTAAAATCCATTGTTTGTCTTTTTCAGTTTGATTTCTAACTTCTAATTGGAATTTTTCATCGGTAAGCGGAATCAATTGAACCATCGGCGTGCCTGCTTTGATGGTATGTATACCATTTGTAACGTTCCATCTTAGTTGTAGATTTATTTCACTGCTCACAGATGGATCTAACGTTCCTATGACATTTTCAAATTCAAAACTATCAGGATAGGGAATAGGAATCATAATGAACTTTACTCCGGGCGGTGCTATAATATGCCAAGGGGTATTTAATTTTATAATAGATTCGAGACTAAACGGTCTTGTTGGAAGGTGTTCAGCTATGCCGTTTGGCATGTGACCAGTGACTAGGGGAGTGTTAAATAAATCTTCGATATCTTTAGAGGGCATGTGCCATGCAAAATTTAGCATATCGCCGTCTGTCTCGATAGTAAGATCCCAAGGCATAGGAATAATGTAGCCAGTATTCAAAAGATCAAACACACCCGGGCACCTTGCTAAATGATTAAACCGTGTGTGTTTGTTTTTTTCCATTTTTGATTTATAGCTGTTTTTTACAGCAGCTACCCAATCAAATTTAAATTCACGTGAATGTGCTACAGGAAAAGCATCGGCTACTCCGTCAACTACTGTGAAGAATGTTATTTTACGCATGATCAGTATTTAATTTTAATGTCAAAGGCCAAGTTTATTCTTTCTTTATCTGAAAAATTAGTTTCTACTTCATGCGGCACCCATGCAGGCCATAATAGTAGATCACCGTCTGTTGGATTGACTCTATATTGTCTCACAAAAGGTGAACCTGCGTTACAGTCTGACATGATATCTGCAGCATTGTAAAACACCAATCCTCCTGTATCTTCTGCTTGAAGATAGTATACGGCACTAAATTGCGCGGTTTTGTGATTGTGTACGGTATTTCTACTGCCCGATTGATTGATATTTGCCCAATAGTCTATTTGTACTAAATCTAATTCACGCATATTAGAAAACACTGCATCTTCCGAATCATAAAACTTTACAGCATTATCTAACATTTTCATTATATTCGGCATCAACCAACTAATATCCACACTAGGCCTGTTCCATCTCCAACATCCTAGGTTGGTTCGAGCTGTGCCATCTGGATGTTCAGTTTGAATATCTTTTATTTCTTTGATTAATTGCTGTCGCTGGTCTACTGTGCCAACATTATCAAGAAATAAATCTGCTCTATGCAGTGTGATGGCTCGTGAATTCATTTTATTCAAGCAGGAACCGCAATGGTATCCCAAACAAATACCACACGTCTGGCGGTCGATGGTGTAACATTGTGTGCAATCCAAGCAGGAAAAACGTAAATGACATCTTGTTCAGGGTTGATTTTTATAGTTTCTTGAAAAAAACCTAAAGCCCAACTTTCTGTTATGGGATTATGAAGATGCAGTTGTGCGGCCTTGGGCTGCTGCGGATCACAATATATAGTCCATATAGAAGTAAAAAGGCTTGTCTTATGCACATGAAGATTTTGATATGTGCCTTCTTTATATTCTACTAGCCACGCTTTGTGAATTAATTTTAAGTTTTCTGTATCTGAAATTCTATCTTTTCTTAAACTTTGCCAAAATTCTTCACTTATGGGTTCAATAATTTCAGATTTTATTTTATCTATTATCGGGTCGGAGATACTCAAAATATCTATATCTGGTTGAAAACCGTTGACTGTGGTGTTGCCTTGGAGATCAGCTGAATTATTAAATCCAAGCTCTTTTAAATTCTCTAGTAGGTCAAGCAGATATTTTTTGCACTCGGTAAATTCAACAGAGTATTTTCTAAAATCAATCGGCCAAAGAATCTCTTTTTGCACTATCATTTATTTTCATACCAAGATTTTAAAAATGCATAATGATTAGGAAAAGTTTCCAATACCTGTTGACATCTAAATCTGTTATTCTTTACAAAATATTCAGCGTATTTTTCTTGATCACCGTCGAGTATCGGCGGGTGATTTTTATATACTCCGCCGGCATGTAGTACACTAAACCAATGTCCCACGTGAAAATTGCTTTCGGGGTATATAAAAAACTTGTTCGACGGTGATGGGAAAAATTGATTTACTAGTTCTAAAACCCTTGGCGGAATATTTTCAGCACTTTGTCTGTGAATGTCCTGCCAAAACTTTGTGTCTTTTTTGGTGCTGAAATGATAGTGTATCCATATAAATGCCACAATCTCCCAAAATGCTCTATCATAGATATCATTTAATGTACTTTTACCACTGTTATTCCATATGCCTTGATTCTGATTGAGAACGCCTGTGAGTATTTCTACAGCTTTTGTAGTGAATGTGATACCCGTAGCTTCTAATGGTTCTACAAATCCTGCACTTAGGCCTGCTGCTACCACATTCTTATGTGCGACTACTTTGTGAATTCCACATTTCATTTCAAGATGTCTGGCTTCGGCAGTGTATTCGTTAATAGAATTTCTTAATTCTTTTTCTGCTTCTTCTGGTGTGATATGTTTACTGCTGTAAACATATCCGTTGCCTATACGATTAAAGATTGGAATAGTCCAGCGCCATCCTGCCGTCATTGCGGTGGCTTTGGTATACGGATGACATTCTTTTTCTGCGTCTACATATTGTGTAGGCATGGCTACTGCTCGATCGCAAGGCAAGATGTCAGTGACTGATTGAAACTCAACTCCTAGATTTTTTTCTAACAATACACTGGCAAATCCGCTGCAATCAATGAACAGATCTGCGGTGTGGACTCTTCCTTCTTGATCAATTAAACTTTGTATACCTTCGTTATCTACTTTTACATCAGTTACTTTAGTATCAAAATATTTTATTTTGTCTCCGATTATTTTTTTCAAAGTATCTACTATGTCAAATGCTGCAAAATGCACAGCACCAAACTGTCTATCATCGGTAAAACCAAAGTTTGTATCGTATCCACCTAGCTTAGGACTTTTATTGGCTTTTGCCATGACATAGGCAGGTAACCAATCAAAAAATTCTTTTGGTGGACGATTTACAAAGTAATCCGTGGTGTAAAAACTTTTTGTAATTTTTGTATTTTCAATAAAATCATTATCTACAAAATATGGGGCATCGGTCCACCCATCTAATTCCACTCCAAATTTAAATACAGCATTACTAGGTTGCATCCATGTTTTTGGAGGAATACCAGCATCATACATGAATCTAGTAGTGGCGGGTTGCGTACCTTCACCAACTCCGATGGGTCCGAGTACAGTACTTTCTATCAGAGTAATTTCACATGGAAATTTTAAATTGTTTACGAGATAAGCTGCAGTAAGCCAGCCGCTTGTTCCGCCACCAAAGATTGTTATTCTATTTGCTTTTATAATTTTCATTTTTTTACCACGACAATGTATATACCATTCCACCACTCCGAACTGCTTTCCTCGTCATTCAATATGGCTTTTTTATAAGCTATAGTTCCGTTCATGTCTGCAATACCCTCATTTACTCCATCTATAACACCTTCCCAATTAGCGTCATCGAATATCAACACTGCTTCGTTTGTGAATGTACTCCAAAAATACTGCACTGCTTCTTTGGTTGTTTGTCGGTCGTGCGGACCATCGTAAAAAAACATTTGAATCTGATTGTGCAATAATTCAATTGGCGTTGCAAAAATATCACAGTCAAATACCTGGACATTAGACATTCCTTTGTGTTTTTCAATATTTTCTAAAAATTTCTGTTTGTTATTGGCGTCCAACTGTAGATCGTTAGAGTTAGGCTGAAGATCTTGATTCCAATTGTCCACAAAGTTGGCATTCAACACATTGTTTTCCAGCACTGCACACCCGGTTGCTCCTAGATAGCTGCCAACTTCTAGATAAGTTCCCACTCCCTTAGCGATCGAATTCAACAAAGTTTGTACTCTCATGCTGGTAAGGCCAGGAATGTTATTTTTTATTTTTGGCACACCAGAATCTAATACACATTGCGCCACGTGTTTAATAATGTCTGAGTAATCATACGGACTTTTCTTTTCATGAATTTTATCACAGTACTGGCATTCCCAGCAATCAAATTTACAGTTACGTATTTTATCTCGCCACACTTGTATTGGTCTTTCTTGAAGTTGACATTCTTCGGTCCATTTCTCAAAAGTACCCCAAACAAATTTCTCATCTGCTGCATATCGTTTAATCAAAGTCATTGTTTCTTCTAATCGATCTATGCTTTCTCTACCATGCATCTTAAAAACATCTATTCCAAGTACATCTAGATACTCATCCCAATCTTCTTTCCATGGACTGAAATTTGCAGTTTTTAAAAACACAGCAGGGTCATCTACTTCCCACTTTGGGCAGCTCACTCGACTGATAGGATCATTGAAATACTGTGGATTATCTCCGGTTCTTGTGTTGTTGTATTCAAAATGTTCTACCATCATAGGACAGGCACCCAAACATCCCTCATTGGCTAGTAGGCTAAATTTAATATCTTTGTGTAAATTTGTTTTGATCCATCGCTTGGCTTCTTTCAATCTCAGCAGTGTATCTCTATCCCGCATTAGATCTCTGTCAAGATTTATATAATCAAATCCACTCTTGGCTAGATTTACCACTTCCACCGCTGTGTTAACATCTCTTAAAATTGTATTTTTAACAAATAACTCAGGAAAAGCAGCTTTGAGCTGTCCTGTAGCCATCCAATGTGTGTGAGGAATTGTTGCATTGCGTATCCCTGCATCATACAACGGTTTGAAATTCTTAATGAATGTATCTAAGTTTTTTTGTGTTGGCGGTACTGTGGTATTGTTGAATGTTGCACTGATAGGTATACCCAAATGTTGTTGTATATTCCAAGCATTTTCTATAAGGCTAGAAGTATCTTCTTGTAAGATAAAGATATCTCCCATCGCGTCTTGATTAAAAGGTGCGATACGACTTGTAAAGTAAATGTCATAAATCCAATCTTTATACTGTTTGCAAAATTCATAAAATTCATTGAATTGTTGTTCATTTAATTTTGGATTAAGTGGTATGCTAAAAATTTTTCTCATATTATTCTCTTAACTTGCAGTTTTTGCGAGTACTATATCTATAGTAACATTATTTTCTTTGATTAGATCAATACTATATGCTTTTTCAATTTCTGACAATTTGCTAATTTCGGTATATAGGGGATGGTCCGATGATAGCTGTGTTTCTATATTATAGTTATCGTTTAGCCAGCTTACGAAAAATAAATCTGCTTTGCTTATTAGATTGAATAATGACACTGGATTATAACTAATTTCTCTTGGATTAAAGAATGTGTCAATAAAATTATTTAAATGAGCCAATTCTGGATTTTTACGTATGTATTTTTCTAAGCTATGATTTTGTAGTTGATGCAATAGATTTGAAATCATAGTTGCACTTTCAATAGAAGTGTTTAAATTAAGCAGTTTGATTAAACTTTGAATTTTATAGACGCCAGTTCGTAGTGCTTCATTATACACTGATAACGATAGTACACCGTCGTTTTTTAAAAGTTTTCTAAGTTTTTTTAAATTATTTAAAGGATCATCTGTATGATGCAGTACCCCACTACACACTATTAAATCAAATTGTTTATCAGATTGAAACTCTAAGATAGACGAAGTGCATAATTCTACATTTGTTAATTCTGCTTGATTACACATTGACTGTTGCATTTCTATACTAGTTTTAGATGCATCAAATCCTATTACATTAGCATACGGATTTTTGATTGCAATCAGTCCGGCTTGATACGTTCCGCAGCCGGCTACTAATACATCTATTGAAGTTTTTTGTGTTTTATTTTGAAAGAATTTTTTCCAATTATGCTCAGGATCTGATTTGTCTCTAAAACCGTTGTCTGCAAGTTTTTTTAGATCCGTGTTCTGTAATTCTGGATATGGCCACTGATTGTAAAAATCTACTATTTTATCAATGTCGTTAGAATTATTTTGATTATTGTACAACTGATGATCCATATAAGTTGACAGATATTTATTAACCGCTGTTGTGCAAAAAGTTAAATGTGATAGCTAATCTTAACGAAGTCAAATTCGGATATGAACTGCTATGATAATGTTTACCATCAAATACAACTAGTTTACCTTTGCTTGGACTAAATCTACATAATTCAGTGGGAATCAATGGGGCTGTCCAAGGGTGCGATTTATAGGTTTCATTGTAGATTACTAGATCGCCATCGCAGTCATTGACATAGTACACCGCAGTAGTGTGCGGAAGTTTAGCATCTACATGGCACAGATGGGGAGAATGATCGGGATGTTTAAAAAAGAGACCTGCTCTTACTCGAATGCATTGATCTTTTTTTAACCCAATTTTTTCAAATTCGTTAAACATCCAATCTAATTCTTTATAGTACGGCGAACAAATTTCTCCGTTATATAAAAACGTGTGAAACATGCCAATGGTATCAGTTGAAGTTAAATCAAAATTATCTGTAATTCCCTTTACCGCGTTGGTAGTCAGTGCCCAGGGAAAACTTGGGTGCAACAAACATTTAACAAGAATTAGTTGCTGTTGTAAATCTAAGAAGTCGCTTACTTCTAAAAATTTTTCAGTAGTTTCCAAGACCGGGTTCTGACAAGTCATATGCAGCTGGTCCTAGATTATATACCGTAAGTGCTCCGTGTAAAGAATCAACTCCGAATTTTTTATGCATTAAAATTTTTGTGTTAATTAACGTATCGCAGGCAGCTATCTCCGCTTCAATTGCAATTTTTTTAGGATTTAAATCGTTTCTTTTTTGTTCACTTAGAATATCTCTGTAGTGTTTTCTCAAATGCAACAACATTTCAACTTTAAGCAGTTCTACAGTTTCTGCTTCTTCGCTTTCGTTGATGTAGTAGTATGTTTTAGTACCGTCAGCTTCTGTGCTGTTACCAAACACTTCTTCATGTGCCAAAGAGCCTGTTCGCAATCCTATTTTTCCTTTGTTTACATTGGCAAATTTCATAGATCGTGCAACTGATTCTGGCACTTCTATTGCATCATAAAGTTCGAGATCCAACGGCGTTGGACTATAGTAGGCAGTGTAAATCCAATGACTATAAATTCTTTCTAGATCAGATGTATATCTTGGATCGTTACCTGCTAAGGTTTCACAAATTATATACATTTTCTAAATCTCCATCTTGAGGTGTGATCTTTTTAATTTTGGTATTTTGATCTTTTTTTACTTCGGGCATGTTAATCATTTTCTTTTCTGCTTCAATTTGTTTAGTCATTTGATCGCGTATTTCTTCTTGATGTGCTTTCATTTCAACAGTGTAATGATGGGCAATCTTATAAATTTCATCTTGCAGTTCGGGTGGTAACACTACAATAGAACTTAGATTTCCTGCACTAATATTTCCATAGGATAACATATCCATAGCTGCTTGCTTGGCAAATCTAACTACCCAATATTGTTTTTCGTATTGATCTTCTAAAGGAGTATTAAACACAGTCATTAGACTTTGCCCATCTACTGTGCGGTTTTCGGGATCGTCGTTATATTCTTTGATTAGATCAAGATACATATGTCGTTCAATATATTGATGCGTGACTCTGCGTTTGGCCTGTGCTAGATCTTTCTTTAATTCTACCAATTTTAGTTGCCATTCTTTTTGTTCTAATTCATCGGTAGCTCTTGAAATTTTAATTGTGACTATTTCAACTTCTGTAGATAGTTTTTCAACTACATACTCGATCTGCTCGATGGATTCTTCAGAAGCTCGCAGTTCCAACATCAGCTGTCTTAGTTTATGAAATGGAGTTAGCTGTTCTTCAGCTTGAAAATACTTCATTTTAAATTTTGGATTAATCCATGCTTTGTTTACTGCAAATGCCACTATGTCTTTCTGTTCCTGTGACAATAATTCAGTATTGGTATGTACATTTGTGGTTAATTCGCTTTTATGATACGTGGCAAATTTGTTATCGTTATGTTGCTCAATTTCTGTGGACATTTAGTTATCTCCTAAGGACAATATTTAGTTAGTTAATCTCTAAAGCCGCAATGTCCTGAGCTACATCCGCCTTTGCCTTTAGGTTGTGTGGTTGAACCGGTTTCGAATCCAGTGTTAGTAGCATAGGTTAAAATAAACGATCTATTATTTTGAGCACCGTCATATTGTCCCAGACAATATCCTTTGTCCTGTCCGTGTACGTAATTTTCTTCGCCCATGTTTGTCATAGGTTTAGTTACAGTTCCTATGCTAGATTCGGTTTCAATATTGGTTATGCGGAAAATATTACCACCGTTGTAGTTGCCCTCGTTGCCGCCATACCCTTTACCGTCTTTGGAATTAAGTCCTTTCTGCTGACCGTGAGCACCGGCACTGTATCCCATAGCAGCGTAGGAATCAGTTGCATAGATCATTCTAGCCGTTTGGCCCGAATTCCCCCACCATATACCTTTGGTTTCACCTTGTATGGCTGCAGCGTGATCGTTCCATCCGTTGCCCAAATTCTGTGTTATTGATTCGGAGGCAATGGTCCATTTCCTAACCTGCCCGCATCCCTCACCGTTGATCCAGGCAAAGCGGAATTCCGAATCTTGAATGGTTCCTGTATTCGCTCCAGTAAAATTAATATTGCCAGAATCTGATCGAACTTCTGTTCTCATGTTAAATGCTGTGACATATGAGTCACTCCATATAAACACCTTGCTGTTGTTCACACAACCAGATTTGTAGTGGAAGTTTTGTACGCATCCGTCTCCTAGATTTGTAGTAACATCTGTTGCATGTACAGTTCTATTACAGTTGTTCCATAAAGTACTGTTTTGATAACCGCCTACCATATAACTGGTAGTTACTACCTGTCTAAATTTAAAAGGTGTAGCAAGATTAAAATTAAATGCTCGGGCCACTGCACGAATTCTTCCACTATTGGGACTGATTTCTGATGCCGTCACGGTGAGATTATACACACGGTTCGCACTGTTGATCGCTCCGAAAGAAGCAGCTAGTGTGATCACCCCTGTTGATTGATTAAATGTTACTTGCGAAGGAATTTCACCAGACAAATTAAACACAGTTCTTCCACGACCAAACGGATCGGGTAGTGGGGTAAAAGTTCCTAGAGTGCTGGTAGTAGTTCTATTACCAATTGCGCTGCCGTCTGCGTCTGTGCCGGTAAATCCAGGACTATTTGTTTCCTGTAACGTTCCGGCTAATTTTGCAGAATACTTGTTAAAAAATGACATGCCTAGCTCCTTATGCTTTGATACCTATTATGGCCCATCTGCTTATATCGTTATGTCGACCGCCACCGTTAGCAGGATCAGCCAGTCTTGGATACGGTGTACCACCTTTCATCAAGGCAAAACTCCAGTTTGCATCTCCGCCGTCTTCACCGTTACAGAAATAAAGATTCTGATCCACGTTACCGTTGTTGATAGTAGCTAGTGCTGGTGCTGACCATGTGGTACCTGCCCTACCCGTGACCACTGAGGATCCATTATCGAAATACACATTGACATTGGCCTGAAAAACACCATTGGCAAAGTTACCTGAAAACAGTCTGCTGAAAGTGGTATAGGTCCATATAGGACCGTCTGAGACGGATGTATAGCGTTGACTTTCACTATAGCCTCCGCCCGCTGTGCCTGTACGTACCTGTATTTCTCTAGCAAAAAATCTTCCTGTGGAACCGCCGGAGCCTATAAGACCATTCCACATAGCTTGTGGAGTCAATGCGTTGTTATATAGATCTCGAACCCCATAAAAATTCTGCACAGTGTGATTAGGAGCGCCTAGTTGTGCAGTGAGCCAACTACCTGGCAGACCTTGATCGTTAGCACACAATCTCTGCATAATGTAGACCCAGCCACCGCCGTGTAGCGTCATTTCGCAGTAACACAGTGCTGGCCAAGTCCAGGTTGCGGGTTGAAGCCAATACAGTCCGCTTGCGGCATTTGGATTTGCAAGTTTAATAGCTGTGGCACTGGCAGCAGCAGTGAGCGGGCTTGTGCCGAGGCCTTCTCCAAATACACTGTAATAGGTACGCACTATCCATGCACTAGATATTCTAGTTAATACAAAGGTTTGAACTTCAACTCTGTTGGCAGTAGGTGTAAAGCTGCCGATAAATCCGGGGAATCTCACAGTTTGAGCCACACCGTCTATCTGAAAACCAGTGGCATATCTTGCTGTGCCGCCCTGTGCTAATATCAACGACACTGTGGTCGAGAAACCGTTGGTAGTAGGCACATTGGTTAGATTGACTGTGAAGTTGGCACTTATACTAGAGTGGTACCAAATGTTGCTTTCTGTGAAGTCATGCACCACTGTGCCAGTGGCACTAGTTTTTTGCGCAGATACTTCAGACACAGCGTTAGAAATCAATCTGTTAGCAGTGACCGTAGTAAAAGTGCCTGCTGCTGGAGTAGCAGGACTTATGCCCACAGGCAGAGTCGCTCCGCCTGCAATGACTGCTGATCCGCCTATATGTAAATTCTGTTCGATTCCCAATCCGCCCGATGCCACAACAGCTCCGCTGCTGACGCCGGTACTGGTCGAAGAATTGCTGATAGTCGCTGGTCCGGTTATCACAGTTTGTGCTGTGCCGTTGGCGTCAAAGACTAGATTGGTATTGGCTGTGGCCGGCGTTATTGTGGTGCCATTAGGAGCCAGGGTTCCTGTACTGCTGGATCCGCCTACCACACCTGTAATGAGTTTTCTTCCCACTGATTATTCTCCGTTATGGTTTTGCATTTGTTGATACTAGATAACTGGTACCGGTTAGATAACTCGCTGTGCCGTCATTGAAGCTGATATCTCCACCTGAATATCCAATCATACTGTAGCCGCCTGAGGCAAGACCCAACCAAGCTCGTGCTGTATAGTCACCGTTGGGTTCTCCAAATGTTGAGTTTCTCAGCCACCAACGACCGCCATCTCCAGTACGCCAGTCAGATGTGCCTGTTCCGTAAAATCTTGGATCACGCATGATTACTCCAGTATAGTTACCACCCCTCGATCCGGAACTACCGCTGGTTGTTCGATATACCACATACGGAGTTTGAAAGAAGGCATTACCGGAATCACCCAACACGTTAGTTACATAATTGCGCATGGCCTGCCAATGCTGTGGAGATCTAGGATATACCAAATCCAATCCCAGTGCCAGACCGCTGTGTGTTTCGCCGTAAAAGTTAATGCTTGTTCCGCCAGTGATTGGGTAAAAATCATAACCGCCGTCTTCCTGTGTCATGTCCACATACATCTGTAGTGCGTTGGGCATTAGAGGAGATCTTATCCAATACAGTCCCGAAGCCAAACTCAGCGGAGTTCTTAAGTTCTGTGCCAGCCAGTAGCCTGACGGTGCAGGGTTTGCTGCCGACGTTCCTGGGTATGTTGTAGAATTTACAGTAAGTGATACTAGCACACGCCATGCTCCGCTAGAACGTATCAGAGTAAATGTCTGCGTGTCAAAACTATTAGTGCCTGCACGTGGCAAAGCATTGCCGCTGTACAGCAAGGTCTGTGCCACTCCATCTATTTGAAAACCAGTGGCCAACCTACCTGTGGCTCCTTGGCTAAGATACAAGACTATAGTATACAGCTGATTATCTGTAGTAGGTACATTGGTTAAATTCACTGTGAAATTAGCACTTATGCTGGTGTGTAACCATTGATTGCTTTCTGTGAAGTCGTGCACCACTGTGCCAGTGGCGGCAGTTTTGGTAGCCACAGCTTCTGAATGTTCCGCCAATGTTGTAGTGCCAGTGGACGAAATATTAGTAAATGTACCTGCTACCGGAGACGAATTTCCTATGATAGTGTTTGAAAGGCCACCTGTGCTACGCAATAGGCCGCCGGCATATACACTGCCTTGAACACCCACTCCACCTTCGGTGACAATGCTGCCAGAGTCCTTGTCTGTGGATCCTGTAGTATTGGTAGTTCTAAATGGCGTTGGGACTACTACGTTGCCCGATCCGCCTGGGCTTAGTAGAATATTCTGATTGGTACTAATAGTGGATAAGGTACTTGATGAAATAGCAATACCGCCTAGAGCAGATATACCTGATGGTGCTGTGCCTTGTATAAGTTTTCTTGGCATGTGATTAATTTCCTAAAGGATTTACTCTAAAATACAGTTCAAAGTCTTTTCGCCCCGTGCCGTTGGTTGCACCGGTTGATGGAGAAAGAAACAACGGACTGGCATGGCTCCACTGATTTTGTGATTCTACACCGTTAGTTTCCCAGTACCATATACTGCGACGATTTAAGAATGTGGTGTATGATCCTGCGCCATCTGAATTACTTTGATATTCTGAATTCCAAGCGATGCCAGGATAACTAGGACCACCTTCGTATCTTGCTCCGCCCACTGTCTTCAAACCAGCAGGTCCTGAATTTGATATAGCAAATGTTTTGATAGGCTCTCCGATGCCTGTGCTGTTTGGACTGTTTTCCATGTTCAGCAACGGACTATTTACTGCAGGATTAGTACCTGCACGATTGAACAATTCGTCCATTGAATGAATCACTATAGGATTAGAATCTGTGGTTCTACGCCACATCATTTGTGTGGTGCCTGGAGCAGCACCGGGCATCAGTTTGGCAATATCAAATCTACAGAAACTGGTTCCATTACTGGTTCTGCCTGTACCAATATTGCCAAATGTACTAAATACCGCCTGTTGTGTGTTGCCTATACCAGATACTGAACCTAGATAACCAAACATCATCCAGCCGCCGCCGGCTGTGCTCATGTCACAGTACATTTCTGTAGGGCCTAACTGTGGAAGATTGATCCAGTAGTTGCCATTGGTTGTAGTACCAGTGTTGTTCATTATGGTTCTGGCATCCGGAGCCGCTAGTGCAGAGGTTGCACCTGTCAGCAAAGGTCCAAAGTCTGAATATCCTGCTGTGACTGTCCAAGCACTGCTAGCTCTTATCAAAGATATATTAATCACAGCAGTGTCTAATCCTGCTGGGGTGCTGCTCAACCAATTCACTGTTTGACCCACACCGTCTATTTGTATAGCTGTGGGATAATAAGCAGTGGCTCCTTGCACAAGTACAAGGTTAAATGTAATTACTCTGTTATTGGTAGTAGGTACGTTGGTAAAGTTTGCAACAAAATTGGCTGCGATACTGGTATGAACAAACGTGTTTGATTCAAGATAGTTATGCACCACTGTGCCTGTGGCACCAGTTTTAACTGCTGTTGTTTCTATAATACTGTTGATCCGTAATAGATCTTGAGAGGTAAAATCTGTAAAATTTGCTGCTTGGGCGCCAGCTCCACCTATTGCCCCCGAGTTCCACCCTGAGGACAATGTCACTGTACCACCAACACTGATATTTTCAGCAACTCCAACTCCGCCAGTTACCTTGATAGCTCCTGTGGTTGTGCTGGTAGCGTTAGTGGTGTTTGTAACATTCACCACATCGGGAGTAGTAACTACTCCAGTGCCGCTGCCTTGTAGAGTTATATTTTCGTTGCCGGCGCTGGAAAGTGTTGCTCCACTGACCAATATACTAGCCAGTGAAGACCCACCGCCGAGCCCGTATCCAGTGCTTATGCGTCTAGTCACAATGTATCCTTATACAGTTGAAGTTTCAATGCCAGTTACAACCACACTGACGTCTACAGCCGAACTGTAGGCCACAATGTTTCTCGCAGCTTCTAAAACTATGCCTGATCTCTCCAGCACTCCATTCGCTAAAATTTGTGTGCCAAATTCTAAATAGTCTGCTGAACCGGGGGCGCCGCCGCCTGCTGTTAATGTGGCAGTGGTAGGGGCAGCTAATCTCACAGAGATTGTGCTGGCACTGCGATTACAGATTGATACTGTGACCACTGCGAACGTGCTGGATGGCACTGTGTACACTACGGTATTTGTTGTTGCGGACAAATTACTTGTTCCTAAAATTCCTGTTGCCATGTTATAAAGTCTCCATTTTAATAAAAGAAATAATTAAATGCTAAAGGTAATCCCGAGATACCACCACGGAAATTGAACCTTGCATTCATAGTTATCGTTTCGTTGCCAGTAGTGGTAATTGTTGAACCCGATACCTGTACGGTGCCTGCGATTATGCTGTTAACGTTAAGGCTGGCACCTCCTCCTCCAATTTGGCTAGCTATATATGATTTAATAGCTCGCTGTGTTGGTATCACTGAATCACTGTTAGCAGTGAAGAATGGATCTGTAGAGAACTCAGTGATTGTGGCTGAACCGCCACCTAATGTGAATTCACCAAGACTTAATTCCTGCAGGCCAGAAATATTAAATGCATCTGCGTTTAAAGTAGCAACACCAGTGCTCTGCTCGATATTAAACAGATCTCCTACTCGGAAATTACCATCCTGATCTGTTGTGGTAAAGAACACTCTGCCGCCGCCATTTTCCACTGTTTCATTGGCTGGTCTAGTATCCTGTGTTGGTGTACCTGGATAGTTTGTTTCAGCAAAATTTCCAGTACCTATATCAAGGAAATCATGGCCGGTCATACGTGCTTGGCTGAAACGAATTCTGGTATTTAATGATGTTCCATTGTCTGGAGCTTCAAAAATCTGCAGCACAGGACTGACTTGGAAAAATGCTCTACGAGATCCATCGTTGCCGCCTAGTAATCCAGTTACAGCTACTAGTTTGAAATTTCTATCTGGTAGATGAGCAAAAACAATGTTGCTGCCGTTTTTAGGTATAGCAGTTAGCTGTCTAACTGCAATAATACCGCCGGATTGTAAATTGTCTGCGTATCCGTCCCCTGCAATTACCACATCACCGGTGCTGTATCCAGTGCCGCCATTTATAAAACTTGGAATACCCAATGCTGATTTACCTACTCTCACAGTGTGAGGTAATTCAAAGATGTTGTTGGGATCTGTCACTGTCATTGTTGGTGCTGTGCTGTAACCAGATCCTGGTTCAGTGATTCTAATTTCAAATATTTTTTCATCAGCTACTGCTGCACGGCCTTTAGCTGTGGCTCCGGTTCTGATATATGTAGCAACATCACTTGTACCGGCTCCGACACCCACAAACAATCCGTATCTATTTCTATTACCAAAGGTCACTGCTGAGAATCCAGCGGCTGCTGTGCTGGTTGCTCTTAGAGTCCATGTAATGCCATCCGGTGATGTTGCTGCTGCTGTGGTTGTGCTTACAGCAAGGAATACTCCCTGACCGTAAGTAATTTTAGTCCATAATGCAGTAGCTGGTAGTGTACTAGCTGTCCATGTAACACCGTCTAAGCTGTAAGCAGCAATGGTTCCGCTGGTGCCGGATATCGCAACAAATCTGTTGTTACCGTAAGCAATGCTGTTCCAATTTGAACTAACAGGCAGTGTACCAGCAGTCCACGTTCCTGTAACTGTGTCTGATGTAGCATAATTAGTAACATCAGTACCACTCTTGATAGTAACAAATCTATTTTTGCCGTAGGCGATAGCTGTAAATCCAGTTGTGGTTAATGTGCCTGTTAGACTCCAGGCTATCACATCACTAGCTGAATCAGCGATTCTCACCGTTGTAGTATCACTAGCGATTGCCACAAATAATTGTTTGCCAAACGCTACATCCACCCATGTTGCAGAAGTTTGCATACTGACTGCTGACCAAGTAATACCGTCGTCACTGTATGCTCCAGTGGTATTGGCACTGCCTCCTGCTACTGCCACAAATCTACTGACTTTACCAATTGAGGATCCATCATCCAACATGCCGGCGGTCATTGCTAACCAGTTTGCACCACTTGGCATCAAGCTGGCTCTAGTGGACCATGACACACCGTCTTCGGATGTTGCACCTACTGTGCTGCCTGCTCTTAAGGCCACATATCTACCACCAATGCCATATCCAACATGATCAAAGTCTAAGATAGCACCTGTGGTGGAATTCACTGCGGTAATTGTAATCGTTAGATCATTTGTAGGAGTTGTACCGCCTAGGCTTGTACCTAAAATTGTTATGGTTTGTAATCTTGTATAACCTGTGCCAGCGGTTTGTAGAGATGGTGTGTATTTCCATCCATTGCGTATCACTGTGAATCTTGCACCGACACCTATACCCGCATAGGTTCCTGTTAGTGTAGTATACACCGCAGCAGTTTCACCATATTTTACCGCAGTCCATGTGCCTGAAGTTGGCAGTGTGCTAGCTGTGCTGGTATATGAAGGAGCTGTAAACGATACTGCAGGTTCTATCATGTATGTAGTAGAAGAATTAGGAGCAGTAATTGCACTGCCTGACAAGAAGTGATCAAATCCTGCTGTGCCATCGGATTCTTTTATCACGTTGGCAATCTTGGTTCCGCTGTTATAAGATTGTATAATAGCGTATTGGCCGCGGCCTGCTCCACCATCTAACACTATCTTCATGCCTACATAAGCTGCTGATGTATTGCCGTCAGTAGCTGATATTGTTATGCTCGTAGAAGATCCACCTTGTGCTGTGCCTTCAGCAGTAATAAATCCGTCACCGCCAAATTGTCCGCTAGAATCGTCACCTGTGGTAGTTAGACGCACTTGGAAAACCGCATCGTCTCTAAATTCATCAAATTCTGCTTCAGCAACAATACCGCTTTGACCGCTAAAGGATCCTGTGGCTTCTGAGTAGTCGCTGCCAGCATTATGGAATTCCAGTCCAACCGCACTTGTTCCGTCTACACTCACATCGGCTATTGCAACAAATCTGCTCTGATTATCTATCACAGCAGTATTTGGAGTTTCTGAATCGTCGAACCCTTCAGCTACTGCACCAAAATCACCGTATGAGTTGTTGCCGTTGGTAGCACGTATTCTTCCGCCGTTTTCAGCAAGATATCCTATGTGATTATAATATGTAAACACAGATACCAATTCAGCACGACCGTTGTTGGTAATCCATGCACCGATACCATCACTTAGTACCTGTGTGAAGTCGTTGGATGTAATAGAATCGTTGCCGCCATTATGTAACGCACCATCAATTTTTTGTCCAACGCAAGCTGTACCTAATGTGGTTACACCTTGTACATATGGTGAACGATTAATAATCCATGTGCGATAATCTTCTGGACCCCATCCTGCATCCAATGAACAGTAGGCACCGGCTGACACTCTAGAAGTACCAAATTCATTTTCAGCTAGTAAATCGCCAGTTAATCCTTGTAGAGTCATATCTCTGACTCCGGTAGAGTCTCTGAGATAGTACATGTCTTCTTCCAAGCTGCCTGTTACACTATTAGCATAGTATCTAGCTGCGTATCTAGATTTGTAGTTGCCTGGATATTTCAAATCGTATTTCAATGCATCAATATATGTATTAACATCTCTGAGACAAGCAGCACTGCTGTAGTACAGAGCCACGGTCATAGAACCACTGCTGTCACTGGTAATATTCAAAGGTATATCTGAATCTCTAGCGGCAGCTATCTTGAATGTGGTCGCATTGACCACATTCTGTACATAGTATGTGGTAGCAGTGCTTATTCCGCCAAATGTTGTACCAGTAAATCTAATAGCTGCGTTTCTTGTCATCCAAGCAGTCGATGTGCAGGTAAACACGTCGGTTGCTGCTGTGGCAGCTGTGACTGTGGTGGTATAGGTTGAGTTAATGTAAGCATCAATTTCTGCTACAATGTATGATCTGTTTCGCTCTAATTGTAGAACAGCGTAGTCAACCATTCTATTACCTGTGGCGCAGCGACTTCCTTCGTTGGTAGCACCATAGACAATATCATCTAAGGTGGTCATCAACGTTTCAATACGAGATTGAGCAGTTGCATTGCCTCCGACGTTGGCCTTGGCTTGGTCTTTTACATAGGTAAATGCTGCACGAGTAGCCGCCTTTTGATTTAATGAATACACATCGTTGGCAGTTGCACGGAGATATGAATAAGCAGCTTCTCTAGTCTTAAAGTTGCTGTTAAACATAAAGTCAAACATTACTGCTTCTAAGATAAGTCTAGTATCTCTTTCACACTTAGCTGAATTGTAGACCAATGCGGGGAAGTTTGCGGCAATAAATGCTGTGGCGTTTGAAACTATAGTTTCTTGTGCAGCATCTAGAGTCACAGCCGCAGCTATCAACGCAGTGGTTGATGTTACACCATTGGTTGCAGTAGGATAATCTATAACTTCTACCGGTATGCTGATGCCGGTACCGTTGGTAAATGTAGCCAACACACTGCCACCATATGTGGCTGCAAGTTGAAATGTGTTGGCGTCAACGGTGCCTACTACCCAATATTTAACACCGTTGGTTAACCCGTTGCTGGTTTCTCTAGGAATAACAGCATCGCCTACACTTAAACCATGACTGTTACTGGTAAGTGTGTTGGTACCAGTTATAGTGGTAATAGTAATCTGTGGTGTTATGGCTTCTGTACTATCACCCTGTATGATATTGGTGATAATATCTACCAATGAACCAACTGTTGCGTTAGCTGCTGCACCGCCTGTTAAATTAGTGCTGTCGGTCCACTGAGTGGCAGCATTGCCTGTGGATTTTGTCACTGCGGTATTGGCGATAATTTGTTGCACCACAGTCTTTAACCTACCATAAGCGGCTACTGTGGCTGTGATTTCTGAACTGTCGATCTGTAGTTGTGTGCTGTTGTCACCGTCAAAATATGCGGTGCCAGCTACTAGAGTAGCCCAGGTTCCGCCATACGTCAAATCATAGCCCATGGCATCAACAATAAATGCCACATCTTTCTTGCATTTGGTTCTGCTGAATTTCAATGAACTAAAATTCTGATTCAAGAAAGCAGTGATTTCTTCTTTGATAAATTCTTTGTTTTCACGTAGCAGTGTTCTTGCGTCGCCGAACCCCGTTAAGAATGATGTGTTGTATCCTGTGGGGTCTGCAGAACTCACCATGAATGTAGAACTGATCTTGAAATCAATCTGATGCTGCATGACTCTGACCAACTGTGCAGCATCTGCTGCTTCTTCAGTGCTGGCATATGGGAATGATGCGCTTTGGACTTCTGTATTTCCTGAGCTTTCTGTGACGTTGGCTCCTCGTACAATTTGATCAACCACTGCTGACAATCTAGTTAGTGCGCCTACGCTGTAGCCTGCGTCGGATCTATTGGTCTGACTACCTGCAGGTCCTGCATTGGTTGAACGCAGTTCATCACCAATCACACAGGTCTGCTCTGGTACTATGATTGGTAATGTTTCACGATATTGACCTGTGGCAATTTTTATAAGATTACTAGGACTATATCTTGCTGGTACACTGGCTATAGCTGCTGCTATTTGAGATGCTGTGACCGCTGCTGCTCTAGCTGTGATAGCATTTGTGATCAGTGTAACACTTGCTGTCACATTAGCCAATGCCCCGGTTTCTGCTGTGAGATCGCTGTTGAAATATTGGGCCACTGTGGCAGTAGAATTGTCGCCGTTCAGTGTCTGATAATTTATTGTTGGAGCTGTTTGTGCTAATACATTTCCAATAACTGTGAGCATGTAATTGTAGGCAGCTACAGATTCATCTGATTCAATGGCTAATCCTGGATATGCTTCTGTTTCTTCTTCGCTGAGCCCGCCAATCAATGAATTAGCAACTCCACGTGATTTAATATTACCGCCATGGCACAGATCATAGATCACAGCATCTACTGTGAATCCCACATCTCGTTCGCATTTGAAATCATCATAGACGAATGCAGAGGTAAATGGTGCTGTGTTTGTGGTGATTTGACGCTGAATAAATTCTGTGACTTCGCGTTGAATAAACACACGATTTAGTTCTAATAGATATCGTGCATTTGGATAACGTGGTCCACGTTCTACCTGTTCGCAGGCGTATCTTATGGTTTTCCAAGCTGTATCTAATGTTCCTCCGCCTTGAGGATATGGTACATCGGTACCTGTCGGTTTGACGTAGTATACATGATCAGTACCCCAAAACTGATCCCATTCAGGAATTCCGGCGGAACTGACTTTGAGAACTTGTCCAGTTGTACCTATAGGTAAACGTGTAGGTCCTGCTCCGCCATAATAAACTAGATCGCCTGTCACTGACAATGGCGATAGTTCGCTGCCTAGTGTGAGTGCGTTCCAATATATACCGGCGGTATCCGTTGCTGGGCTACGGCCAACATCTCCTGTAGTTGTTGAATCATCATCTGCACTGGTGTGTGCCAAAATACAGATAAAAGTATTTGTTTGAAATCTTACAGCATCACCTGCTTTATAAGCAGTGCTGTTTTGCCATTCGCCTCTCCAAAAAATACCGTAATTTAGACGTTGCCAAAAGGTGACATTAGGAGGTTCTTGAGCTGTGCTGTCTGCGGTGGCCAAATAGGTGTAGCCATTTAGACGTACTACCTGTCCGATTTTATAGGCTGTGCCTGAATTCCAATCACCCTGGAAGTCAAAGCCTTCGGAGAATAAACTCCAATAATCAGTGGCCGTAGATGGAGTCTGTGCGCTGTGTATCTGTAGAGCAATGTATTGATTTCCACCGAAGCTGACAATGTCTCCTACTTGATAAACAGTTCCTGAACTCCATGCAGCTTCGTATTCTATGCCTTCGGCAAATTGTGCAAAATTAGCTGTGGCAAATGTTGGGTCGGAAGTATGCTGAGTCACACATATCCATGTTCCGCCGCCGTATTTTACTACATCGTTGATCTTGTATCTAACCGAGCTACTACTCCATGTGCCCTTGTATTCTATACCTTCGTTGAAGGAGGTCCATGCAGCTTGATTATCTTCGAGACCAAGACTCGCGGTTGCAGCAGATGTATGACCAGTGTCACAAACATAGGTTATTCCGCCATATCGTACAAGGTCATTGATTTTATAACGGGTGCTTGTGGTCCAAACACCTTTATACTCTAATCCTGCTACAAAAGTGTCCCATTTGGCTTGATCTGATTCAAGACCGGACACAGCTGTGGCTGCTGAAGTGTGACTGTCATTGCAGTTATAGACATTGCCACCATATTTTACTAGATCGCCTAGTTGATATAATGTGGATGTGGTCCATTCGCCTCTCCAATTGTTCCCGCTAGAGAACAAATTCCATCTTGGGGTAGCAGCTTCAAGATCTGTGTTGAAATCAGCCGATGCGGTGTGGCCTACCACACACACATAGGATCTTCCGCCCACACGTACTATGTCATCAACATAATACACCGTGGCTGCGGTCCACGTGTTTTTCCAAACAAATTTTATTCTACCTAGTTTAAATTCTGCCATTTCATGCTCCGATCGTATATTTATGTAATACTTTAATCAACGTTGAAAGATCTGTGGAAGAACGACTCTGCCAACATGCTACCACTGATATTTGCTTTGGGTCCTGAAAAATCCATTCTTGCCGTTACTTGTATTGTCTGTCCTGCTATATTTGAAATTTGTGATCCTTCTATCAACACAAATCCTGCTTGTACTCCGGGTAATTCAAGTTCATCACCGCCTGCACTTAATCTAGATGCAAGATATGATTTTATAGCACGCTGTGTCGGCACAATATTATTGCTGTTTGCCTCAAACGTTGGATCTTTTGAAAATTCTCTAATTACAACTCCAGATCCGCCTATACTTACTCCGCCCAATGTAAGTTCAGTCAATCCTCCAAAATCAAAAAACTGAGCATTAACTGTTACTGTACCAGTAGCCTGTTGCACTGAGAATAGATCGCCTGCTCTGAAATTACCATCTTGGTCTGTAGAAGTGTAAAATACTCTACCACCATTGGTTTCAGTCACTTCATTAAAAGGCTGTCCTTGCAATGGATCTACATCGGGATAATTTGTTTCTATGAAATTTCCAGTACCGACATCTAAAAAATCATGCCCGGTAATTCGAATTTGACTATAGCGTTCAAAAATTGTGACTCCCTGCCCATCGAAAAAGCTGTCAAAATCTGGTATGGACGGGGTTATGGTAAAGGTCACGGTGTTGTTTCCTGCAATCTGTGACACAGGAGTAATAGTGGATACACTGTAAATATCCGGATATCCTTCAAACACCAATTGTGCTCCGGGTCCTGGAATATCTGTGATATTAGTCAGGGTCACAGTGGTGCCAATCGGAACGGTATCTGCGTATCCATCTCCAGACACTGTAGTTACTGTGCTGGCACTAAGATAACCTATGCCTCTATTTACAAAACTTGGATTAGCTAATACACCATTGCCTAATCTATTAATCACAAACACATCAGTGATATTAGTGGGATCCACTATGGTTAATGTTGGCGCAGAATTATATGCACTGCCTGGTTCCCATAATCTAATCTGTTGCACGGCACTAGCAGAACCCACTACTACCCTGCCTCTGGTTCTTGCGCCTAATTGTATGGTATTCATTGTTGAAGTATTTGGAGCCACGATCACCCATAAAGGTTGATTGTTGTTCCCAAACACAGCGTCACTCCATACTCTACTTGACAAGATCTCTCTACCAGTCCATACGACTCCGGCCTCACTAGATGCTATAAAGTTGGTTTCGCCTGAGTTAACATCGCCGGCGATAGGGTTTCCTCCAGTGTCGCATACTGCAAGGAACACACCTTGCCCGTAGCTGATAGATTTCCAATTCATTATGGTAGATCCGTCTTGGGTAGGTAGTGTTGATGCGTACCATTCAGTGCCATCAAAACTGTAACTGGCCACACCCTGGCTACTCAATGCCACAAATCTATTATTGCCGTAGGCGATAGACACCCAATCCAACTGTGAGCTGTCGTTGATGTTATGGGTATGAATTTCCCACGTGATACCGTCTGTGCTAGTAGCAACGATATTGTTGGTATTTGCGATGGCCGCAAATTTTCCGCCACCGTAGGCTATGTCTGTCCATTGACTGATGGTAGAATCGCCAGCTGTAGGCAACGAACTAGTCGTCCAAGTTACGCCATCTAAAGAATATGCCGCAGCATTAAGATTTGTGGCTACTGCTACAAATCTACCATTGCCATATACAACCGACGACCAGTTTCTTGACAAATTTAAACTGCTAGGAGACCAAGTTATACAATCTGTAGAATAAGCAGCTTCACTGCTGTTAAGTTTTACCGCTACAAACTTGTTCTGTCCTGCAGTAACTTTCCAACTACCGCTGCTTGGTAGATTGCCGCCATTAGACCAAGCAGTGGCATTTTTACTAAATGAAGTTCTGTCGCTGTCGCTGGTGGTAACGACATAAAGACCGTTACAGCCTACTCCTTCGCTATTGAAATTAGCGATAGATCCAGAACCATTTATTGTGTCTACTCTAATAACAAGATTATTTTCGGGAGCAAATCCTCCTAGACTGGTGCCTAATATAGTAATTTCATCATCGACAACATATCCGGTACCAGCAGTTGCTAATGACACTGTATATTTTTTGCCGTTCTTATTCACTATGAACGTAGCAGCAGTTGGTGACGATCCGGAACCTAAAGGAGCTGTGACTGTATATGTCTCCACAGTTGGCCCAAATGTCACACTGTGCCATGCTGATGCAGCATACATGGTGCCTGGGCTAGAATTATAAGGTGGTTCGGTGAAAGACGGTCTTGGTTCAATACTGTAATTGGTATTGCTTTCAAAAGACTCTACTAACGGGTAGCCTTCAATAACATGGTCCCACCCCGGTTCTCCGGTAGACTCTTTCGACACATTGGCTATTTTGGTAGTGGGATTAAATGCTGTAATATATCCATATTGTCCTACACCAACACCCGAAGTAATGATAATTCTCACTCCCAAATATTCTGAGATACTGTTTGAATCAGTTTGAGAAAGTTTAATAGTAGTAAAACCGCCGCCAAGTTGCGCACTGCTTCTCACTGCAATGTAACCGGTGCCGCCTGGATTCGTAGAATCTCCAGCAGCAGCTACTCGAGCCTGATATACTGCTCCATCACGTATTTCATTGCCTTCTGCCGCTGCTCCTATTCCGCTACCAACAAAATTAAATGTAGCAGAACTATAGTCAATGCCAGCATTTAAAAATTCTATCAGTTGTATGTTACTTCCAAAATCTCCTGCAAAGGTGTTAGCGATAATGGCTTCTGTGGTTTTTGTAAACACCTGTGCGGTGCCAGGAACTTCTGTGAAGTCTCTGCCTGAGGAATATGCTCCGAATGTACCATAGGAACAATTGCCGTTCAATGATCTAATTTTTCCGCCGTCTTCTGCAAAATAACCAATCTGACAATAGTATGTGAATACTGATACCAATTCAGCACGACCATTATTTAGAACCCAAGTTCCTATTCCATCACTTAATACCTGTGTGAAATCATTAGACACCATAGATCTATTGCCACCGTTGTGCAAGGCACCGTCGATTTTCTGTCCTACACAATTTGAACCAATGTTGGTCACTCCTTGGATATATGGTGATCTAGTAGTGATCCATACACTCTCATCATTTGGTCCCCATCCCGGATCAAGAGAACAATATGCTTTACCTGTGGGCAGTTGATATAACTCAAATACTCCTGGAGGATTAATCGTTCCGGTCATCCCCTTGAGGGTACAGTTTCTAAGACCAGTTTCGTTTCTAAAATAAAACAAATCGTCTTTTGCAGGCACTACAGAATTTCTATACCATCTTGCTGCTCTTTGTGATCTGCTGTTGCCTGTATATTCAGTGTCGTATAACAAGGCATCAATTATTAATCCAAAATCTCTTCTGTATCTTTCAGGATCAAACACATAGGTGGGGTACGCAGCAGCAACATACGCTGCGATTTCGCTTAGAATAAATTGTTTATTAGCTGCAATTACAGCTAGGGTCTGATGCACACTAGCTGTGGTTACTCTGGTATTAGTACCAAATATCACAGGTTCTGTGCCGCTACTCTGTACATGGAAGGCAATGTACTGTGCTATTTCATTGATTCGATCCTGTATGGCTGTGGCTGTAGTTGACGATCCAGGTTGTAGATATCGTATCTGTGGTTCTGTGTTACCCACAGTAGGAACGATCACAGTGTTAGACACAATGCTAGGTATTATATCAAGCAGTCTCAACAATGCATTTTGCATTTTGATCACATCATTTGAATACTCCGCCAATGCAGAATCTACGTTGATAGTTGTTGATCTTAATTCGTCTCCTATAATCACTGTACCTGCTGGTACACTGATAGGTCCAATTTCGTTATATAAACCGGTTGATACGTGGATTTTTTTAAGTCCGGTTAACTTTTCTGCTTGAATACACGCAAATTTTATGCTGGCATATGGTTTATCAGGAGTGGTACCTCTACCTTCACGGTCTATTCCGTCGTTGCTGACATACAGTACATTTGCAACTTCTCCTAGAGTATTGTAGCTTAACACTTCTCCCGGCTGCACAACCAAAACTTGGTCTGTGGTACCAACATGCACCGGGATAGCTCCTAGTGTGCTGGTATCGGATTTAGGTCCGAAAGTTAGTAGATCACCAACACGCTCTAAAGCGTTGTCGGGTTCACCTTCAAGATATACAGCCCAGTACACTGTGCCATTGCCGTTGTCTGGGAAAGTTTCTGCTGCGTCAGATACGTGAGCAACAATGCATTTGTATATGTTATTATTGTAACTTACTAGATCACCGCGAGTGTAACTGACATTATCAAGATACCCGTTTCGGTATCTTACTCCATCAACAAGCATTGTCCAGTCTGCGCTGAGTGCTGGATCGATACCTGCAGTGGCTTGATTGATATTAATCGTTCCGCCCATGCCCAAATGATTTTGGCAGTAGTAATATAGTACTGCAGGCGTACCTCTATCAACGGTAATGCTTACTACACGAGATTTCGAGATTGAAAAATCTCTATTATAAATTGCTCTGCTTACAATTCTACCATCTAGTTGATAAACTACATTTCTTGTATAGGCAGTACCTGTAGCAGAGTGACTGTCTCCGTCGGGATTATCTGCGGAAAAATGCAGAGGATGTTGATTTACAGCGCCGGTGATATTAGGATTAGGCCAATAGACGTTTGTGAGATTGGTTTGATCAAATTGGTAAGTGATGTCTGTGTAAAATTGCAGTGTTGGGCCATACTGCACTCCGTCGATGGCATATCTGTTGCCTTCAACACCGCTTTGTCCAGCTGTGACTGTAACTACTAGAGTATCAACTTCTGGATCGATACCTACAGTAGCAGTATTAGCTGCGTACAATACACCCCCGTGTCTAACCACTTGTCCCACTGCATAATCGGCTGTAGATAACCAATCTCCAGCAAAGTCAAATCCCTTGGCTAGTAGAGTCCAATCAAGAGTTTCTACATTTGGTGCCAATCCTTGATTTGGTCGACTAGCCACATACAGGCTGCCTCCAAATTTTACAATATCGCCTGTTCCATATCCAGTGTCGGTATTCCAGACTCCTGTAAAATTTTGGCCGGGAATTTCCATATCCCAGTAGTCTTGGTTGAAGTCTAACGTCGAGTCATCACCGCTTTGATGTGATGCATTGCAGCGCCATATGCTGCCGCCAAATTTCACAAGATCATTGAGATTGTATCTAACGTTTGAAGTGAAATCTCCGCGATATTCTATGTTGGAAAAATAAATGTCCCAATTTGATTGAGTAGCTTCTAAGGTTCCTGCTGCGATGTGCTCAGTGTTGGCCACATAAACTACACCAGATAGAGAAACTGCTTCACCTACTTTATATTGTGTGCCGGTGGTCCATTCTCCAATGAATCTCACAGATTCTAAATACAGTTGCCAGTTGGCTAGATTTGTAGAAAATAATGCTTGGCTGGTATGACTAGTAACACATTTATAAATTTGACCACCGTGCGTTACCAGATCATTTACAGCATAAACAATCGCAGTATTCCATGCACCTCTATAAGCAGAACTTTCACTCATTACAGACCAGCGGGTTAATTGATCTGTGGCAAATGTTGCCGTAGATGTGTGTTGGGACGTACAGTAATACAAATTACCAGTTCTAATAACTACATCATCTCTGTTGTATACTGTAGCTGAAGACCAGTTGCCTTTCCATACGTATCTAAATCTATTAATTTTAAATTCTGACATTTTTTATCTCGTTTATCCGTTTGACGATATACCTGTGGGGTAGCTATAATTTCTATTAATTCTCATAGTCAACTGTCCGTTAGAATCTATGTAATAAAATATAGATCTATTATCCCATTTATATTGAGGATATTTTAAATTTTCATATACCAATTCGTGATCAGAGTCGATACCATCTAGAAAATCAATGCCTGCTTCAAAGTCTTCAAAAGTTTCATTTATAGATCCCGGAGTGTTTATTTCTACATCGTCGATGTCTCTAAGCTGATCGCTTCTTACAAAAAATAATTCTCCATCGCTGTTTCTTCTCATTCCGTAAAAAAATTGAGGACTATCACCTAGTGATTCGTCGGGGCTAGTACCTAAATAATATGTGCTTGGCATAAATTTCTCCTTATGATATCTCTACGTAGCTAACTGTAGCATCAATGCTATCAGGAGTATTGCTAACTAATCGTAATCCTGTAGTTTCTGGAAGAATTAATTTTTCTCCTTGTGTAACAACTTTTACGCTAGTGTTTGGAGGGATTACTAACCCGCGAACGTAATAACTAACTGTTGTATCTGCTCCGACAACCTGCAGATCTGCAACTACAGTGTCAAAATCTGTAACGTTGGCGAGATTACAACCAATTACTGTGGCCCGGACTCCTGCACCAATTTCAACAATATCTGTTGGTATAGTACCTACCTGTGTAACTAATGAGTGTTTGAATACTGTTGGCATCTTATTATCCTAAACTTAATGCAAGACCTAACGCAATATCTTCTGCTTGTGTAATACTTACCGCACCTGCGGATCCCGCTGGGCTAGCCCAAGTTAATCCGTCCCACACCTCTAACGCTTTAGAATTTGTGTTGTATCGAGTCATGCCCAATACTGCATATGCGGTCGGACGTTGCGCATTGCTACCGACTGGAGGAACAAAGCCATTGGTTCCAGCAATTTTAAAATATCCTGTTCCTGATTGTACAATCTGTGAAACAGCCCCTGCAACCACATTAGTTATTACATTATCAACAATACGGAAGTTACCTAATCTAACACCGCCTGAGCCATTACCGTCAATGTACAGATCTGATCCTGTAGTTGTAGTGATTTCATTATCACGAAACATTAGATTTCCGACATCTAATGCAGGAACTGAAATAGAAGTAGTATAGAAATCTGCGACATAGATAGATCGCCATCTAAAAGAGGCTGATCCTAAATCATAAGTATTGTCAGTTTCAGGAATTAAATCGCTTTTAATACTAGCACGAATATCAATTACATCAGTAAGTGCATCACCTATGGTAATATTACCACCAATAACTACATTACCTGTGGCTGTGACATTCCCTGTGACTGCTAGATTTCCTGTAATATTTGTATTGGCGCTGATATTAACAGTTCCTGTGCCGTTAGGATTTAGTTCGATATTAGCATTAGAAACTGTGGTAGAAATTGTTGAGCCAGCAATTTGTAAATCGTCAACTTGCAGTCTTGAATGATAAACTGTAGCTTCACCTGCGGCTGCTACAAAGTTTATAGTAGCGGAATCGCTGGTAATTGTATTACCGGTAATATGAAAATCACCGACGTTTAATTGCGTGTCTACTGTAAGATTAGTTGAGCGAGTATGTCCATTGACCTCTAGGTCATATTGAGGAGATGCTGTTTTTATCCCGATACGAGAGTTAACAACATCTAGATAGAGAAGATCAGTCTCAAAAGCTAAATTTACGCCACTACGAAGTAAATTCGACTTTAAGAGCTGACCGGAAATACGACCAATAGCCATTAGCTCTCCAATATAAACCCCGGTGTTTCACCGTTAACCGAATTTTCAGCTTACGCTCTTTGCTGGTTTACCGCAGTCGGATCTTGCAAAAATTTGGTCAACTTTTGCAATTACAAGTATTTAGTTAGATTGGAAAATTATCCAAATACAATAATATAAACAGTGCTTAATTCTTCCATAATAGTTGTAGTAACTTCGTCGCCGCCGCCGGTGGCCACTTGCCAGACTGTGCCATCAAAACACTCTAAATAAGCTTCTTCGGTGTTCCATCTAGTTTCACCAATTTCAGGACTAGCTCTTCTTTCAGAATTGTCTCCTGAAGGAATTATCATAGCGTTATCGCCTGCAAACAAGGTATAACCTATTCCAGTGCTGCCTAAAGTTAAAGGAGTGTTTAACAAGTTAGTAATATCGCTATCTTGCCATTTAGTACTTTCAATATAAACAATACCTGTATCTGGTATTAATGATACATCTTCGTTGCTTTGTATAGCAGATATTTTGTTAACCGCACCGTCAAGTTTCAGTTGATCGCTAATTGTTGCTGCAAGCGGTCTTATACCGCTGCCTGGCCATGCTCCGGTGGTAATATTTGCCCAATCAGGACTATGTAATTCGGACCATCGTCTTGGGCTTGAATCTCCGGTATTTTCCCCTAGAGACCAAACTAGATCATCTCCAGGTATAATACTCTGAGCAAAATCAGTATTAATAGTAACTGTGTCGAGTATTTGATCACCAAGTATTAAATTTCCTTGTTTAGAAAGATCTCCGCTAATGTTAATATTTCTTGGAGACAGTGTTGTACCGACTACTAAATCTCCGGAAATATTAGTATTAGCAAGAAACTCTACTGTACCAGTTCCGCTCGGATCTAGTGTTATGTTTGAATTACTATAACTGGCAATATAATTATCATTAACTTCTAGATTTGCAGTAATCAATTTATCATGATAGATATCAGATCCTGCAATGAATATATCAATACCGCCTACCGATGTACTAAATGTATTTGGAGAATTAACAACAATGTTGTCGATAGATAACTGTGTTGTTACAGTTAAATCATTTGTAACAATTTCTGAATCTACATCAAGATCGTAAACGGGTACTGATCTATTAATACCAATTCGTTGATTAGTAACATCGAGGTATAGTAAGTCAGTTTCAAACGCAAGATCAACACCGGCACGTAGCAGGTTGTCTGTTAATACCTGACCACCTATGCGCCCCAGTTGACTCATTGTTAGTTGGCGTATCCGTAGTATACAGTTACGTAAACTGGATTACCGCCTCCTCCTGTTGCTGGCACTGCTGAAGTAAATTTTACATACCAACCGTCTGCATAAGGTGCGTTTGGTCCAGTTAGACTTCCTGACACACTCTGCTGCACTGTAAAGTTAGTGGTAGAAATCTGCATAACGTTTTCTACCAGTACAAGAATATTATCTGCACTGGCCGAATATGCTGTTACAAATGCTGCTGTTGAGTTTAAAGGACCAAATACTGTTTCAGTTCCGTCTCCAGGTCCTAGTGTCTGCTTGACAATCGCCGAAGCTACTGGACTGGCTACTACTACCCAAGTTCCTCCCACATAAGCTTCAATTGTTGAGTTTGATGTATTATAGCGTATGGTTCCGTTAGCATCTGTAGGTTGACGAACACTGCTTAACTGTGGGCGTTGTGCTGTGGTTCCTTTAGGCAGCATCATTCCGCCTTTGGCATTTATTACAACTCTATTACCTGGTCCTACACCGTCAGGATAGGCTATCAATGAACGATCATTGATGCTAAATTTTGAAATATTTTTTGTTTTTAAGAATTTCATACTGCTAATGCACTCACTGTTACAGACAATCTGCTGGCTGCTGAAGTTCCTACCCAGATTTCGTCACCGCTATCTAATACAATTCTTTCTTCAGAGAAAAACACAGTTTCTCCTGCTGGCACAGTTAAATTACTAACTATTAAATTACCACTATCATAAGATTTACCGCTTCTTACAATATAAATGTTTACAATTACGGCATTTGTAGTTTCATCTGCTGTGCTTGGTGCAGCAGTATTACAAAATGCTATAGTGGTAATAGCATTAGTTCTTCCAGTTACTCCGCCAGCAATTGGTCCGCCAGTAGTTGAACTAGTAAACACTTTAACAGGAACAGTCACTGACGTTGAGTTAATTAATGCTATTGTGCCTTCTGGAGTTTCATAATTTCTAATCATAGTTGTCTCTTAAAATATCATACTAAAAACAAGTGCTTTGTTTTTACTAATTAATTCTCCGTTTTGTTTTGCAGTTTCTACACTATCATTTACAAACCATAAACCTGTAGTTCCAATACTAGGTTCTGCAGAATACAGTAATGTATTGTTCGAAACATAGGCTGGAGTAACTCCTATTTTTTCTAATTGTAGTGCATAGTTCGTTTGTAGTTTACCAGTACCTTGAGTTCTAATAACTATGTTTTCATTGGTAATACTATCTTTGGTAGTAATTTCATTTCTGTTGACACCGCCCCCGAACTCGAGATCTCCAACTTCTACCCTATTAGTAAAAAATTGTGCGATTAAACTGTTATCAACAATAATAGAAACAGCACTTTCCCCCGTATCAATTACTTGACCGGTATTTGCAGTAAAATATGCTAGGCTTCCTGGCTGTGTTGATATGTTTGGAGTAATTTCTTTATCTGCGATAATAACTTTAGTATCTTGAGATTGTGGTGCAACAATTTGGAACGTAGGATTATTTAAAATTGAATCGTCGACATATTTTTTATTTGTCAATATATCATCAACTTCAGGATCTGATGCTGCTGCTCTGTCAAGGATTTCTTGAGCATAATCAGAAGTTCCAGTCACCTTAACTACACCTGTGCCTGCACCTACTAATGTTAAATCACCGTTATCTGTAGCAGGGTTTGTGTAAATTCTTCTTAATCTTAGATTACTATTATCGTAGTTAAATGGTCCAGGCGATGCTCCGTTGGCCAATAACCAAGAATCTGCCGATTCATCAAATAATAATACTGCCGGAGATAAATCTCCTCGATCAATTTCAATACCAGCATATCCTAATACTACTCCGCTAGGTACACCGGTACGATCTTCTCCGTAATAGTTGATGATAAGAATATTATCTTCAACATTTAAATTAGTAGCTGCAATGGATACAGTTTCTCCTTCAACTACAAGATTGCCAGTAACACGAACTTCCCCGCCGGAGGCAGATGGGCCTGTGTCAAAAGTAATCTTGGCACCTTCTGCAGTCTTAATATTATAGTCGCCGTTGATTTGGAGGAACTGTCCCATTGTTGCTTCCTAGATTATAGTGGTGTTAAAATAATTTGGTCGCCTGATGAGTCGCTATCTAAGAACCAGGTATATCTATTGCTGCTGAAATCAACTGCAGTTCTTTTCATTAATTTTGCAATTGGAGTTGCAGATGCATCTGGACCACCTGCTAGATAGCCAGTGATTCTCATTTCGCCTACTGCTGCTGGAGTACCGCTGACTAATTTTGCTGCTACTTGTGTTCCTGATGATTTATCTTGAACTAGATATGATTTAGCACCTTTTTGTTTTACAATAAAAACATCGGTTTCGTTACTGCTACCAATGTATGCTTCACATCTAATACCTACTGATGATGTTGTGTAATCACCAAATACTAATGTACCAAGTACATCACGTTTAACTGGACGTCCCATTTGTTTCTCCTTTTTTTTGACGTTCTAGGTCTACGCAGAGGGATTCTGCATAATTTTACTAGATAATGTATTTATCATTGGCTCAGCATTGCCATCAGTTCTATTTTTTCAACTGTAGATATCACTCTGTTTATTGCAGCAATTTCTTCCTGTGCTTTTTCTAGATGTCTTTTACTGTGTGTTTGTCTGTATTGTATGAGTACTTGACTATATTGTTTAATGTGTTCTTCGACTATACGTTCTATTTTTGTTACATCGTGTATAAACATAGGAAATCGTTTGCGCCAAACATTAAATTGTTTACGTAATTCTGGAAAATCTCGATCTGATTCTACTCTCATCCTGATATTTAAGTCAAACAAAAAGGCTCCGAAGAGCCTTTTTGAAGTTGCATTATACGTGTTACTGATTAAGCAAAACGTAGATTAGCGGATGTTACATCAACTTTAGCTAGGTAATCAGCTGCGTTACCTAGAGAAGAAGCTGTGTTTGTCAACTCAACATAACCATAACGTGTCATAAATGATACGACTGGTTCGAAAGTTGCTGGGTCAAGAACAACACCACTGCTCATCAATGGAATGTATGGG